GCTAAAACTGACACTGCCACAGCCTTCGAATCAGGGTTGTTGTCTAAAGCTGTTACCGATTTTGGTATTGCTTTGGAACAACTTCCTGAAAAGGAATTGGCAAAAGTTGGGAAGATCGACCTCGATGCCAATTTAGCTGGTGTTGATGGCGCTCTAGGTTTTAATGCTGTTAATTTTGCCACATCTATTGGTTTCCCTGGAAGAGGGCCCAAGACACAGTTTGTGGATAGATCTGACCGCGTTGTTGAGGGAATTTCATGCCCTCGTGACCTAGATCCTCTAATTGCGGAGGAATTAGCAAGGATGGAAGCCAAGCTTGCAGCTGGTGTTTCCATCAATGCTATCTTCAAAGCTTCGTTAAAAGATGAAGCTGTGAAGTTAGACAAGGATAAAATGCGCGTATTCGCTGCTGCGAATTTTGCGTTTGTCTTACTTGTCAGAAAGTATTTCCTCTCTATTGCTGCTTTAGTGCAGCGTAACAAGATAATTACTGAGTGTGCAGTCGGAACTGTCGTCCAATCTCCGGAATGGACGGAAATGTTCGAGCACCTTGGTAAGAAGGGATGGGATCGTGCTATCTGTGGAGACTATAAAAAGTTCGATGGACGCATGAGCCCCCAATTTATGTTAGCTTCTTTTAAGCTCATGATTGGGCTTGCAGAGAAGAGTGGGAATTACGATGAGGAGGATTTAACAATCATGCGTGGTATTGCCACCGAGATTTGCTATCCTACTTATGATTTTTTTGGCACTTTGGTACAGTTTTTTGGATCTAATCCTTCGGGACATCCTTTGACTGTGATTGTCAACAGCTTCGTAAATTCATTGTATTTGCGTTACTGTTGGTATGCTATTGCCAAGAAAGAAGGGTGGATTAGAACACCACTTTTCAATTCAAAAGTTTTTGCATTCACGTATGGTGATGATAACATCATGACCGTTGAAAAAGGTTATGATTCTTATAATCACACTACGATTGCAAAAGAGTTAGCCGAAGTTGGTATTACTTATACCATGGCTGACAAAG